ACCAACTCTTGAAATTGAAGTTGTATTTAATTTTCCTCCAACTTGCTCAATATATCCATATGGACCAGTAGATGATGTAGTATCACTTACCTTTCTTCCAACTACAAGTGTAGAATTGAGAGCTGTAGTCGTAGTAATTCCGACTTTAAGCTTTCTTGGTAAGGTCTTTATTGCATTATCAATCAGTTTTGAAGAATCGTGGTCAACTCCAATAGTTGGATTGTAGAAATATGCAGTTCCTGTATCGGATGTGAAGTTTGCTTTATAAAGTTTAAACTTCAAATCTTCAAATTGATTAGGAGTCCAAATAGTCCCATTTTGAGACTTGAATAGACTTCCACCAATATATTGCTTTGTAACAATTACACTTTCAGAATCTGGGAGAGTAGATGTATTTACAGTTTTTTCACCCATTCTAGCAATCCATGCTTCATAATTATTTGAATATGGTGAAAGAATTACCATTGCATACTCAGTATCTGGTTGCAGATAAACTGGTGATGGGAAAGTAACCTTAGTTGCTACAGATCCATCAGTAGATGTATTGACTTGTGATGGGTCAAGAGTTACTCTTGCATAATCTTCTACCAACTGACTGGTTGGTGTGCCCAACTCAACAGTTCTAATTTCAACTGTTACTTTTTCATTTTCATCTTTGCTTGCAAAGAATAGGTCAACACCTGTCAAGAATGCGCCAGTCTCATCAACAGTGAATGTCTGGGCAAGAGGATCTTTACCTCCTCCTCCGCCTCCACCTTGTGGTGGTGGGGGAGGTGGTGGTGGTCTTCTTACTATGACTCTAGTCTGTCTATAAGTATCTACGATTCCACTTGTAGAATATGTTGTTTCACCACTACTAATTAATAGACTTCCTGGAAGTGGAGTTGCATTTGTTGAGCTTGAGGTCAACTTAAAGGTCTTGGTGCCAGTTGTAAATCTAAGTGGTGGTAATGGAGATGCAAGAGGATCTCTAAAGAAGATTGCACCGCCAACATCACCAAAGGTATCGGAGATAACTCTGATATTTGATACTGATGCTTGAGCACCACTAGTTTCACCCAACAATACCATGCCAGTAGTGATATACCCATTGTATCTACCAACAACATCATCCGATAAAGATTGAGTATCGATATTCAATACCGTAGATGATGCTGAATAAGAAGTTGGAAGAGTTACTGATTTGTTGTATGGGTTGAGTGAGAATGTTGTTGTTGGATTATTATAATCTCCAGTTTTGTGATTTGGTTGTACAACTCTTGCACTGAAAAGATTTTGTGATCCAATATAACCCTTGACGGTTTCTCCAGCTTCAAACACGCCAGAAGTCATTGTGATTTCAATGAGTTTTGGAATGATGTCAATTCCACTAGTGCCATCAAAGAATGGATAGTATCTTGTAAGTGGTTTTAATCCACCAGCAATGAATGTGACATTTCTTGAGCGAATATGTGTATCTGGTGCGCTAGAAATCTTAATAGTCTCAATATAAGACCCATTAAAATCACCAGTGATTGTTCTTTCGCCACCATTAACATAAATGTTTCTGACCCAGTTGTCGGAAGCTGGTGATAATTGAATTCTTCCAATAAATTCAATCATATTAAATGGATTTACATTTTCAACCCTAGATGCTAGTGGTTGCTCAATCCAGTTCTTTTCAGAATACTTGAGAGTGATTAAATCTCCAGTTTTTTGAACATTTGAATCAAGAAGACTTAAATCGGATGAAAAATCTGCAGTATCTGTATTGATTGATGGAGTTAATGCTATTTCTGGTTTTAGTGAATAAAAATCAATAGGTGTCAGTAGTTGACCATTATTAGTGTCAATGTTTACGCTTGATAAATTTTTATCTAATCTTTGTACATCTCTGAAATCATCTACAAAGAATCCTGACTTAAATCTATCAAATCCATCAATATCTCTAACCTGTAAAGTTTTTGTGTCAATTTCTAAGAGTGAAAGTGATGTAAGAGTTTCTAAATTAGTAACTCTATCATCAATCTTTCCAATATCTCTCATAGTATATCTTCTATTATCTACAAGAGTAATCTTGGCATCATCTGGATTATAAAGATATGCTGGATATTGGATTATAGCGATATCCATCGCCTCTTCTACATTAACTGGCTCCTTTGGATTGAGTGAAGAAACACCCTTAATAACACTAAAGTTGCCCAGTTTATCTAATACAACTCTATCAATTCTTGGAAGATAGAAATCATAACCAATCAAAGAACTTTCTGATGGAGAAACAACTAGGGTTGGATTAATCCCTGATGTTTGGAAATTTCTACTAGAGAAAGCAAATGGTGAAGATGTAGTTGAAGTAAATCTTGCAACTCTTGGTCTAAAATCGAGAGTATCTGAAGATCTTGATCCATTCGGCAAATATGGAATGTCCTCAGCAAATCTCTCTTCATCATAAGAGTTTACAGTATAGACATCGCCAGTATCATTAGTTGGAATTGAATAATAGTCAAATATTGCCATCAATTTATGTGATGGAATATATGAATTATTTTTTCTAACTAATCTAGAATAGTCATAGTAGTGCTCTCTTTGCCCTTTATCTAAGTAGAAATTATCTGTAATATCCTGATAAGCACCTTCATTGACAACTTGTACCGTTGTTGTAATATTAGACTCTTGGAAATCTACTACTTCCCCAACAGAGAATCTATTTGAATTTAAGTGTACAACTTCTACTTTTGTTGCTGATGAGCGAGTTACAATTTGAGCAATAGCTCCATTGTCTCTACCAACAATCCTTTCACCAAGAATGGAATTGCTGTTTAATCCAAGACCAGATGGAAACTCTAAAGAATCTAAAACTGGATTACTGGAATCATATGATTCGTAAACAGCAATTACCTTTACTACATCTGGTAAATTTAAAGATAACTCTTTATCTTCAACTCTAGTTCCATAGAATCTACTGGTTGTTAATCCACTAATACTTGTGGATACACCAGAAACAGTTTTAGATATGGTTACCTTTTCACTTCTTACATAATCTTTTTTCTTATTTCTAATATTGTTTTTCTTAACAGTAGTATTAACAGTAACTCCTGATGCGCTTGGAGTCAATCCTTTAAAAGTGATTTGACCTCCTCCAGAAGACAAAGTAAACTGGTCTGAGGTTAAGTCTTCAATAATTCCATTTGAGTAGATTATACTATATCTTTCAGAATCATAAGCTTCAAAGAAAGCACTAGTAATTCCTACTGATGAGATGGGAACTGCCATAGTTCCACTAGCATCTGTAGATTCACCAGTTATCTGCTTAACTACAATTAGATTTGAGTCTGATAGATTTACAGATGCTACATTATCAGAGGAAATTTTGGAGTATAACCCACCATTTTCTCTAACTAAAGGATTTCCTAAAGAGAAAGAAACAGTCTCTGTAGAAGCTGGTAATCCACCATCACAGACGCCATATACATCTGAAATTGCTACAACGGTCATCGAAGACCCATCTGCAGAAACCGCAGAAACTCTATTGTATGTTTCTGTTGTCACTCCAGATATTTGATATCTAAGAATAGAATCGGTTTTAATACCTGCAAAATATTTTCCTGGAGATGTTACCGTTCCTCCACTAGTAATACTAATAGTATCATTAATACCAAAATTCTTTGGTAGAGTTTTTTGTAAGACGGTATCAGCAACAAAGTCTGCAGTTAAACCTGCAAATGCTGAAGTATTCTGCCATATCGATTTTACATCCTGAATTCCATATGCTACAGATGATTTGACAGACCTAGAAATTTCAGTAGTCTCATTAATGAAAAGTTGCTCACCATCAATAAAGGTTCCAGATGTTTGTGTAAGAGTTATCTCTGCTCCTGAGGCAGCAGTTACAACATAACCAGATGCTCCACTACTTACACCTCTGATGAATGATGTTGCTGGACATTGTGAAGAGTTTAGAGATTGATTTAATGTTAACTTTGTATATGTTTGCACATCAAACAGATACAAATCCCATTCAGTCGAATCATCAGTGTATGAAGCATCAGTTAGACTAAAGGAATATATTCTAGCTTCTCCAATTTCAACACCTGTGCCACTGGAAGAAGATGCTCTTCTTTGACTATACAGGTATACAGTGTTTGAGTTGTTATTAACACCAATGAAAGGAGTACCAACAACATTATTGATTCTCATCAAAGTTCCAAACTCAAATGGAACTAAGGACTGAGAAATAGTTTTCTTATCTCTAGGTTTTTCTACATCGACAACAGTAGTTGCTACCGTTTCTACATCATATCCTCTAACATATGCTTTTCCTGCCGATACCTTAACTGCCAGCAAGTCGTCTGATGGAGTATTTCCATTGTCTGTTTTCTGTGATGATGTGTAAACACCTTCATTGGACAGACCATTATTCAATGACTCTTTAACTTCAACATTAAATCTGCCAACAGAATAATCACCAGACTCTTCGTAAGTTCTCTTAGCAAAATAATCTTTAATTATACTATACTCAGATTTATTCTGAAGTTTTTTAATTTCACCATTTTCAATTCTCAATAACTCTATAAAAGTTTTATCATCATAATCACCCAAACTCTTTTTGGATAATATTGTTGAGATTTTTAATCTATCTGCACCTGGAGCAGAATAGTTTGTAAATCCTTTTGCATTATCAAATAAAGATGAATCATCTTTTGCAGTTATTAATTCTTCCGATACTGTCAGTCCAACTCTATATGAAGGGCTTGAAGTATAAGGGTCTAAAATTATCTTGTCTGATGCAACATCTACAAATGTGCCTCTAATAAAATAAACACCTGCTCCAATAGAAACTGCAGTTCCTCTTGCACATGCATCTTGTGCTACCAGAGTTGCAACAGTGTCTCCTTCACTTACTGGAGTATTTCCATATGTAAAAGCATCATCCGTAATTAATACTTCCCCATCGGTAAAGTATGCTACATCATTATCTGTACCTGATGATAAGTATTTTACGAAAAGTGTTAAATCTGTGATTCCGTCAACATCAGAAACTGGCAAATATTTGTCTACTACTGCAACAATATCTGAGGTTTCACCTCTTAATCTTTTGCCAACCAAACTTGAAGCATATGCCTCAACATCAATTCCAAGATGCTCTTGATTTATTCTAACAGAATAATATTCAGAATCATATGCTATATTTCCTGGGATCACCATTGATCCCTCTTTGAAGATATGACTTCCGAATGACTCTACTTGATTTTGTAGAATTGATTGTAAAGTCGTTAATTCCCTAGCTTGAATAGGAAATCCTGGTTTAAATAAGACCCTATAAAAATTGTCATACTTATCAAAGTCATCATAATAAGGGCTTATATTGAGGTTCGTTTTCTGTGGCATTTTTTAAAATTCCAGGATAATTTTAACGTCTTCTTTTTGTCTAGAATTTCTTGAAATCACGGGGCGGTTATCAAGATAAATTATATCCCCTGACCCTTTATTTATCTCAGATGAGGAAAGTCCGTTTGTAAATTGAGAACCAAGACTAATAACTTTGGATCCACTTGGATTTGTAGTAATACCTGTAAAATTGGTATTAACTGACCCTGAAAATCCTCCAGTTGTTGTTACAGCATTTCCACTCGATTCGAAATCTAATACTTTGGATAATGTTGAAATTCCAACATAATCTGTAGTATCAAAAGTAGTCTGATTTAAGAATAAAGACCTATCTTGGAAATACTTTAATACTTTCGTCTCAGTATCATATGAAGAAACAAATCCTTTTGCAACGCCATTAGTAACTGTCTGACTGACTCTATCTCCAATAGATACAGTCCCTGTTACCGAAGAGAATAATATTGATCCCAATGAAGAGAATTGATTCTCAGTGAATAGTGATGTAGATCCAATAGAAGTTGGATTTTTAACAATTCCAATTTGACCAAAACTAGTGTCTATTGGAAAATCTCTAGTAGAGTCATCAAATCTTGCATAAACAAGAACTTTGTCTGCACCCAATTCTCTATAGATGTCATATCCATGTCCCTTTGAAGGTGGGATGATTGGGATTAACTTTGCTTTAGTTGAAGAACTTGCATTAATAGACCCCAAATCTACCACACCGTAGGAGTATCCTTTACCACCAGAAGAAACCGTAGTATTGGTTATGTTTCCAGAGCTATTTACTTCAACAACAACTTTTGCACCACTACCATCACCAATAATGTTTAATTCGTGAGATCCCTGCGAATAACCAGCACCACGATTATCAATATAAACTTTCTTTATCTGATTCTCATTTACATCAGAATTTGCATTAGACCTAACTGCAGATATTTGTGTATTTGTTGATGTCTCCCAATTATTTGGTAAAGAAATATACTCAGTAGAATCAAATTTAATGATGTCACTTGG